CAGCCAGACAGTTGCCAAGGGGTACCGCCTTGAACCAACAACCGACACTCCCAGTGAGGACCAGCAAGCGCACCTCGACACCTTGCTTGCTGACCCAAGCGGTGGTAATTCCGATGTGACCTGCGAGGAGATTATCAAGGCCGTCGTAAGACAGCTTGAGATATTCGATGATGCGTGGGTTTCACTTGTCTATGACTACGTGAAGGATGAGAACGGGGCGATACTGGGAAAGACGGTCAAGGAGATATGGGTTGAGGACGCGAAGTTTATGCGCTTCAATTCCGACCGCTTCGGAAGATTCCAGACTGAGGACAGGTTCTGCCCGTCTCCAGACTGCCGGGTTCCACGCAGCGGCACCGTCTGTTCCGAGTGCGGCGCTTCGCTTGAGTTCGTGGCCTACACCTTCGTGGATGTGGAGGGTGACATCCCCTTTGCCCGGGACGAGATAATCCACTTCAACAAATACTCGACGCAGGCACGGCTGTACGGCCAGTCGCCCATCCTCGGCTTGCAGAAGAAGATAGAGTCAGGACTGGCGCTTGAGAGCTATATGAATAAGCTATATCGGCTGGAGCGTCCGCCGAAAGGATTCCTTGATATTCCCGGTCACACGGAAGAGGCGCTGAACAGGCTTGGCGAATACATAGCCGAGGAGTCCCGGCGCAATCCCAACTTCGTCCCCATCATCAGCAGCGGCGAGGGCCAGACCGGAGCCAGATTCGTCCCGGTAATGCCCGGCGTGAACGAAACCGGGGTGTTCCCCTTCATCGAGCGAATCAATCAGGACATCAACGCAGCTTATGGCGTGATGCCGCTGGCCGTTGGAGATACTACCGGGGTCGGTGGTCTGAACGCGGAGGGCGAGCAGCTCTCGATGATGGACAGGACTATCATCGAAACGCAACAGATTGTTGAGCAGGGGCTTTTCATTCCGCTGTTCCAGCGGCTGAAGATTACGGACTGGGAGTTCAAGCTCAATGACATTGATGAGCGTAACGAACAAATCTATCTGGCGAACCTGCGCCAGAAGGCTGACATTATCGCTGCATTCCAGTCCGTTGGAATCACACTTGATTTAGATGAGGAGGGTGAGATACTATTCCCCGAAAGCGTAGGTTCCGCAAGTCCTTTGCCGATGTCGCCGGAGGCAGAGGAGCCAAGCGAACCAGCGGACTTATTACAACCTTAGAGCGCAACCTGCGCTCTGTAATTACCACGGAGCTTAAGCGCCTCCGGGCTGCCCGGGACTTCAGCGAGCTATCGGACGCGATGCCGATGCTGATGATTGGATTGATTAAGGAAATCAAGGCGCTGGTATCTGAAGCGCAGCGAAAGTCCTACATCAACGGCTTCAAGTCCGCTGCTGACGAGTTCAATGTTAAAATCACGAAAGAGGCAATCCCTGTATCCATATCGTTTGACCAGAATGATGAAGCCGCTCTGGCAGCGATACAGGATGGTAAGGTACAATCGAAGAGTTATAGCGAACTGAGTACCCGGCTCTCTGCAAGGCTGAATGTCATTATCGCTGAATCAATAGCTGAAGGCAGGAGCATCAATTCAACGGTGGCGAAGATGCAGGAGGCCGTGTATCTGGAGACTGGCTCGCTGCGCCGGATAGCTCGGACGGAGATAATCAATATCGGCAACGAGGGCAGGCTCGCCTCTTACAAGAAGCAGGAAGCCCAAAGGAAAACAAAGAGGCCATTCCGATTCACGCTTATTGTGGCACCCGGCTTGCGGACTTGCCCGGCTCATCTGGAGCTGGCGACTCGCATACCAGCAAAAGGATTGTTACTGAACGAACTGATAGAGTTGCAACAGCAGGTCGGCAGCTCGCACGGTATGGCGCTTTCGGGCAACTTCCTATTGCATCCGAACCAGCGCACGACTATGGCGAGGGTGCCTTGATGGGCGAGCATTGCCGGAAGTGTGGTGCTTCAGCCTTACGGGTCCACCTGCTATCAGGCGGCTTCTGCCAAGAGTGTCAGGGAGAGTATGACTGGAAGAATGCCTCGCGCATTATACATCAACAGAAGATGAAGCACCGCAGGATGGCACAATATGAAAGGGGCAAGCGCCTGATAAAGAAGAAGTGGAAAGAAGAGTTTGGCGATTCATCGGTCGAGGAAGTGAGAGAGTACCGTGGCAATTGAAATCAGGGGCGGCGACAAGTGGAGGGCGCAGCTCAAGATGCTGATGGAGAAGTACCCGGACATCCTTGAATTTGCAATGGATGACTTGGCAGCAGCTATGCACTTGGATGCCAAGAAGCATTGCCCGGTGGATGAAGGTCATTTGAAAAATAGTATCAATGTCAGGTCAGGCGACCGCAAGTGGATTATCGGTACTGCAATGGAATATGCTCCGTATGTTGAGTATGGTGGCGACGCATATCCCGAGCGACTCGGGAAGGGGCCGGGCAAGTCCGCAAAAGGAGATGGAGGGCCATTCCCGTTTATGCGGACCGGGTTTCAACTCAATAAGAAAAGGGCCGCCGAGTTCTTTATGAAGAATCTTTCTTAATTTTATTGAGTTTGGATAAGATATTCAAGATGACTCTCGGACCGAAGCCGGTCTGCATAAGAGCCAAGTTGATTTCTTCCCATTCGTAAAGTTCGCTTCGTTCCATCAGTCCCTCCATTTATCTGCAAATACAGCCTGACGCGCGAGCCAAATTTCCCAACGCACGGAGGTATTGCCTGTGACGCTGTGATATAGAGTATAAGCGGGGCTGGCATTGCAGACAGGACAAGTACGACTTTCGCGGTTAGTAAGAACCACATCATCATCTTTCGCACCACATTCGTAGCACTCCAGCATTTTCCAGTCGTGATTTCCGGTGTGTTTCATTCAGTTCCACCTGTTGTTGAGGGTCATAATTGGTTTGCCGTCAGGGAAGTGTGTGTAAGGTCGGCATTTAGTCAAGCAGACGCATACGAAAAATTCCTTTTGGCAATATTCATTGTCACATTGGACTATGCAATCATCTATCAAATCCAGATGTGACCATTCACAGTATGGGCAGTCTGCTGCAAAGGTGTCCATTGATGATGCTCTGACGGATTTCATTTTTGGGTTTCTCCTTGTTATTTGGCCCCGGAGGGCAAATGATTTACAACGCCGGTATATATAAACCTTTATGGGTTTGTTTATATACTAAACACATTTTACATACATTTAGAATCCCGCTCCGGCTCGCAGGGTGTTGAGAGCAATAACGCTCGCACGACTTTGGGAGCAATAATTAATACTACCCCGGGACGTAATACCCAATGGCGGAAGATACCGGCTGGAAGGTGTATCGCAAGGAGTGGTACAACGACCGGATGATGGAAACCTTCATCTCCGCCCCGGTAGTGGACAAGCAGAACGACCTGATACCCACCTCCGTCATCAATGACTCGATGGACTTCTTTATGAAGTATGGAGTCTATTCGTATCAGCACGAGGAAATGCCAATCGGTATTCCGCTCGCCTACAAGATAAAGGATGGGAAAATCAAAATCCGGGTCGGCATCCACAGCCGACTCCCGATGCACGATAAGGTCTGGAAGGAAATAAAGGACTACGGCAAGCGCGGTGCCAGTAGCATCCGGGGTGAAACGATAGAGCAGGATTTGGTCTGCCCGGAGAACGCCGCGAGCTGTTTCAATAAAATCAACGAACTGGGGCTGTGGTCAGTATCGTGGGTTGGCGACAATCCTGCTAATGGAGAGGCCACCGTCACGGATGTATCGGTTGCCAAAGGCGAAGCCGACAATGACGAATCTTTTATTAATAGTACCCGGCAGTCCACCGTTATGCCCGGAGCCAAGAAGGACTGTGATTGCAAGGTTGCCGAAGCGGACTCGGAAGAGAAAGCGGACGAAGTAATCGCACCCGAAGATTTGCCTGATGTCCCTGAAGCTGCCGAACCGGAAGAGGAAGAGCCGGAAGAGGAAGAGAAGCAGGACGAAGAAGCGGAAGAACTGACGCTTGAAGGACTGGCCGAAGAAATGAAGGCTATGAAACAGGCGCTCGCTCAACTCTATGAAGAGAAGCAGGAGGATGACGAGGAACCTGAAGAGGTGGAAGCATCGGATGAGAAGGCCGAGGCGGAAACCGACCCCTCCTTTGAGGACGCAATGAAAACGCTGAAGAAGTTTGGCGTTGGCGTCTATGCCGGTCGGAAGCGGACACCCGCTCCGAAGCGTGATATTCCTGCCGTAGCAAAAGTGGACTACCTGAATGTGTCAGCATCTTGGGACGAGATTGAAGCAGCAGTAGGAGGGAAATAAAATGGCAATATCATTTGAAGAATACGTGAAAATGTATTACGAGGGGGAATATGACCTCTCGAAGCGATACGGAATACGCAAGGACGACGAGTTCCTGAGCAGCACAAGCGGCAGCCGCAACGTGCTATTTGGAGCAAAGGTATTCTCCCAGCTTAATACGAAGTCGGAGATTTTCAAGCTTCTGAAGAAGGAGCCGTGGACGCAGAGCGGCTGGCGCACGCTGACCGCCCGGCACTCGACCACAGGTGGCGTAGCAGAGTCTGGCGCTTTCCCGGCAACCGAGAAGCCTGACATCGTGGAAATGACTGCGACCCTGAAGGAAGTAGTTACCGCGTGGGAGACAAGCTCGAAGGCTGAAATCCTGTCTGAAGCGGATGATGGACTTGGCAACCTTGCAGCGTTCCTGCGCCGTGAGAATGGCGAGGCCCACGCTTACTATCTGGACAACCAGCTAACGACATCCGTTGAAGCTAACAGTGATGGAGCGACCGGAGCAGGACTGGCAGGCAACAATCTTGAGTCGCTTGACCGGGCTACCGCAACGCTGGCCTATGTTACAGATGCCCAGTCACCGTCCAACAGTCAGGATGATTGTGATATGTATAGCACAGACATCTCGTCCTCTTCTTGGTTCGATGCGGGCTACACCCACTATACTGGGGACGGTTCCAACAATGCCCTTGCACTGGACGACATTGATACCGGCATCGCAACGCTGCTGAACAACGGCCTGAACTACAACGACCTGATTCTGGTTACGGGCCACGACTCCTATCAGGACTTGAA